AACCGCCGGCGATGTCGCGGAGAGCGTGCGCAGCACCGCGCCTCCTTCGCCCGACAGCACGTCGAGCTCGTAAAGTTCCGCCTCCTCGCCCAGCGGCACGTCGAGGCCGAGCCAGCTATCGCCGTTTACTCTCGTGCGGCGGATCCACGCGACGTCGATCGTTCCGTCCGCCGCCCGCTTCGCACTCACATGCACCGGGCTCAGGGGCCGCAGCCCCACCCCCTGAAAGACATAGCTGCGCTCGCGATAGCTCTCATCGTCATAGGGCAGCGAAGCCGGGCCCCAGAGCCAGCGCCGCGCCAGCCCTCTTTCGCTTTCCGCAAGGCCCGTTTCCGCCACCGCGCCGTCGAGCAGCACGAAACGCGCGCCTGCCGGCAACGCGGTCTCCCGTTCCGTACCTGCCAGCCCGCGCAGCAGGCCCGACAGGCGATAGGTGTCCGGCGCCACCAGATCGGCCTCGCGGAACTGGATCACTTCCCAGTCTTCGGCCCCGCCTTCGGTCTCGCTGCCGATCGCGGCGCGGTTGGCGCCGTTCAGCACGGCGAGCTTCTCCGCGCTCGACAGCGCCCCGGAGGCCAGCAGCACGGTCACGCTATTGGCTTCGTCCCAGCGTCCGGCAAGCGCCGCGCCGGGGCCGAGCGCATTCAGCGTCGTCCCGATGGTTGCCTGCCGGGTTATCGTGCCGTCCAGCACGGTGCCGCCGGGCGCGCGCGTCCACAGCGCCACGCTGCCGGGCCAGGGGTCGGCGGCAAAGGCGACACGCGGCGCCCATGGCGTTTCCGTGCCGGCGACGAGCGGCAGGTCCATGAACGCCGCCAGCACGGGCGGCCTGTCCGCCGCGCGGGCAATGTTTCGGACACGCGAGGCGGTGGCGACCGACCCGTAAAGGCTTGCTTCCTCCAGCACGGCTTCGGCGCGTCGCACGCCCTCGTCGGAAACCGAGCCGAGCCGGTATTCGGCGCCGCCTTCATCTGTTTGGAGCGTCAGCGTGTCGCCCGGCTCCAGCGCCATCCGGCTCGGCGGCAAAATGAGCGTCGCCCGCTCCCGCGCCACCCATTGCTGGCGCAGCCAGATCTCGGCGATGGATTGCGCCTGCGCCGGGGTCAGCACCATGGGCAGCGCCTGATTGACGACGGCGCGGCTCGTCCTTTCCGCGCGCCGCGCTTCGGCCACGCCCTGCACATAGTCGCCCCCGCCGTCGATGAAGGAGAGCTTGGCCGATTGCGGCAACTCGCTTTCCTGCCCGCGCACCCGTGTCAGGCCCGGCCGCCCGCTCTCATCGGTCACGGCGAGATCGTCCACGCTCAAGGCCAGCGACGGCACCGCGCCGAAATGATGGAAACGGATCGCACCGCCCGTTTCGGACGCACCGAAGAAACACGCCGCCATCAGCGGCTCCAGCGCACCGCGTGCCGTCATGATGCGGTCCAGCACATAGCCTTCCACCACGCCGTTGAGCCCGCTCGTATCGCCCTGGACGAAATCCATCCCGGTCAGGATCGCGGCGACAAGCCCGTCCAGCGCCGCCGCGCCCATGCGCCCGTTGATCCAGTGGCCGCGCTCCCAGTTCGGCGCATCGCCCCAGATGTCGTCGCGCGCCGGAAAGGCGGGAAAGGGCCGCGCGTCCCAGGCCCAGAGAAAAATGCGGGACGGCTCCACCATGCGCCCGCCATAAACCGGCGAGACCGGATTGTTGGTTTCCGCGAAGGCCTCATGCGACGGATCCCAATATCCCGCTTCCGCCTCGATGAAACGGCGCTGGATGAAGTCGTCGCGCTCGCCACTGGAAAAGCGCGGCACATCGCTTTCGGCCGATTTCGGATCGACGAAGACATTCGGTTGGTTCGTCCCCTTGTCGATGGCGGGACAGCCCAGTTCGGTAAACCAGACGGGCTTGGATTGCGGCACCCAGTCCGTCGCAGCCGCGCTTTCCACGCCGCCGGGCCGGTCGTGATGCGCGTTCTCCCACCACCCTCTTATGTCCTTGGCCCGCCACAGCCAGGGCTTGCCGTAAGCGCCATCCGTGATCGGCGTACGGGTCTGCGCGGCGCGGTCCGTGTCGCTCACATAATACCAGTCGTAATCCTCGCCGCCCGCGATGCGCGCGCGCAGATAGGCAAGGTCGTAGATCGAGCCCCAGCCTTCCTGCGCGTCGAGATGGCTCGCGCCGTCGCGCCAGTCGGTCAGCGGCGCGTAATTGTCGATGCCGATGAAATCGATATTGGCGTCAGCCCAAAGCGGATCGAGATGAAAGATGAAGTCGCCCGGCGCATCGCCGGGGCTGTGGCCGCGATATTCCGACCAGTCCGCCGCATAGGAAAGTTTCGTCTCCGGCCCCAGGATCGCGCGCAGCTCCGCCGCCAGCGCTTTCAGCGCCGTTACGGCGGGATAGGTGCCGCCTGCGCCCCGAATGCGTGTCAGCCCGCGCAGCTCCGAGCCGATCAGAAACGCCTCGACGCCGCCCGCTTCCGCGCAGAGCGCCGCATAGTGCAACACCATGCGGCGATAGTCCCAACCGCCGCCTGTGCCAAAGAAGGCTGCCACTTGCGTTTCCGCATCGCTCGTCCCGTCCGCCGTGCCCGCGCGGCCCGGCGCCGGGTGGCAGGTCATGCGCCCGCGCCAGGGGTAGGCGGGTTGCGCGCTCGCCTCCGTCCACGGATCGGGCAGCGCATTCCCCGCCGCCACGTCCATCATCACGAAGGGATAGAAGGTGACCGCAAGCCCGCGCGCCTTCATATCGGCGATGGCGCGCTTCACCGACGCATCGGAAGGCGTGCCGCCGAAGGCCGGTTCGCCGTCGACGAGGCTCACGCTCCGCGCATCGCCCCGCGTCAGCCCGGCCACCGACCATGTATCGGGCTCGATATATTTCGTCCCCGGCTCCACACGCGGCGCGATCGTGCAGTTTCCGCAGCGCAGATCGTCGCCGAACCATGTCACCACCAGCGCGGCGGCTTCCGTATTGGGGCAGAAATCCTGCAACTGGTTCAGGGCGACGGTGAAGTCCGTCCCACCCTCCGATGTATGGGTGTTCACCGGATTGGATGCCGCCTCGCCGACATAGTCGCGCTGCGCAACAGTGTCGTAGACATATTCGCCCGCGCCGGGGATCACGTTCACCGCCCGGACAAGCCCCTCCACATCGTTCAGGGAACGGAACACCTCCACATTGAGCTGCGGAATGCGGTTGCCGAAGGGCGTGATCTGAAAATCCTCGAAGACGAGATAGGCAAGTCCGCGATAGGCGGGCGCGTTGCCCTCGCCCTCCACCGCCTCGATCAGCGGATCGGGGTCTTGCGTCTCGCTCCCTGCATTCAGTCGCCAGCTATAATCGCCGAGCGACAGCAGCTTGCCATCGGCCCAGACGCGACCGATCCGCGTCACCTCGCCCTCGCATAGCCCGATGGCGAAGGAAACGGTGTAGCTGTAGCTCGTATAACTCGCCGAACCGCCGCCGCCCTTGCCGCCGGCACTTTCCGTCGCTGCATGTTCGCGGAATTCCGTCGCCCAGATGATCTGACCGCCCAGCCGCGCCCGGCCGAAGATGCGCGGGATAGCGGCTCCCTCGCTCGACGCCATGACCTGTAATTCGCCAAGGCGCGGTCCCTCGCGATGCGTCTGTCCGCCGAACAGGGCCTGGTCGGCAAAGGCGCCCGCCAGCGACCCGATGGCGCCGCCCAGCGCCGCGCCGGAAATGCTCGCCCCGAAAAGCGAAATTCCGCTCGGCAGCAGGACGCTGCCCGCGGCCTGCCCGACCGTGCTCAATACAAGTGTCGCCATGAGATGAAATCAGTCTTGGAGTGCGGGAAAGGAAAAGGCATAGGCCATGCGCGCGCGCCACCAGCGCCCGAGCCCGGTCTCCACCACCGCGCGGCCCGACCAGGCATGCACCATGCGGTCCGGGCCGGTCAGGATCGCGGCATGTTTCGCCGGGCCGTTCGCCCGCATACGAAAGAGCACGACATCGCCCTCTCGGGCTTCGAGGCACGTGACCTCTTTCATATGACGCCGCGCGGCGTCGGCCATGTCTTCCGCGCCGCCGGTCTCCGCCCAGTCCGCCGTATAGGCGGGCGGCGTTTCCGGCTCCGCGCTCAGCACCTCGCGCCAGACACCGCGCACCAGACCGAGGCAATCGGTGCCCGCCCCCTTCACGCTCGCCTGATGGCGATAGGGCGTCCCGATCCAGCTTCGCGCCGCCGCTACAATGGCCGCGCGGGTGAGAGTCGTTGTCATTTGAAGACTGCCTTCCAAAAGGAACCCGTTATCCCCGCCTGCCGCCGTCATGGCTTCCGCCCGCCGTCACGCCCGCCAGCACATAGTCATTGCCCGGCATATGCGGGCAGCCTCGGAAATTCGCGCCATTGGCAAACTTTTCGCGGCAGGTCGCGAAGCTCTTGTCGCAGCCCGGCATCGCGTCGAATGCGTCGCCGGGCGCCACCGCGCGGGGCAATGCCTGCCAGAGCTCGAGCGCATCGCCGGCATGGCGCTTCACCTCCGCCGTCACGCCCTCATTCGCGCCGGAGGTAAAGCCGATCCGCCCGCGCGTGAACCATCCGTCATCGGCGCTTTCCAGTCCCGTGACGGTGAGCAGGCGATTATCCGTCACCGCCGTCACCTCGCCGCTCATCGCGGTGAGATCGACCCCACAGCGCGCATCGCCGAGATCGGCATCGCATGTGTACTGGAAGAGCCGCCCCCGCGGCTCGTTCAGCCTGTGCGCCAGTCCGCGCAGTTCCGCGCGGAAGCTCGCGCCGATGCGCGTCACCTCGCCCAGATGGCCTTTGCGCATCAGCACGCGCTGGTCGGGCGCGGCCCAGTTGACCCGCCACAATTCCACATCCGCATCGTCATAAAGCCCGGCCATGAGGTCGGCTTCGTCGATCCGGAGCGAGGACAGCGCGCCCTCCACTTCCAGATTGTCCGTTTGGAGCGCGGCATGGCTTTCCATCGCGCTCGCCGATATGCCCGCCGCCGCCTCGAAGGTCACGCCGTCCAGAACGAGGTCGCGGTCATGGTCGGTAAAGCCCAGCAATGCGCCGTCCCGCCTTGCGAGTTTCCAGCACCAGGCAAGCGTCGTCGCCCCGCCGCTGAGATGCGCGGCGAGGTCTGCGTCCAGTTGCTTCATGGGATCAGAGCCTCAGTTCCACCACCGGAATATCCGGCACGGATCCCGCCTCAAAAGCGGCGAGATTGATGTCGAGAAAATCGGTATCGAAGCGCACCGGCACATCGAATTCATAGCCCGCCGTCACTTCCGCGCCGGGCGCGGGCGGATCGTCGAACAGGATTTCGCCCGTCGCCGCGTCGAGCGTGACGGCTCGCGCCACCCCGTCCACCGCGGCGACCACGCTGCCCGCCACCGGCTTTGCAATCCGGCGCAGGTAACTTTCGCCGCCCGAGGCATAGGTCTTCAGCAGTTGAAATCCCGTCGTCTCTCCGTCGCCTATGCCGAGGGTCTGGTCCGTCGCGCTCACCGTGCCGCCCGGCGCGCAGCTCTTCCAGTCGGCATGGTCTTTCCAGCGAAAACCGTAAAGCCGCCCATGCCGCGCCTCGAAAAACGCGATGGTCTCGTGCACATCGTCGAGCCTGCGCAGGCCCAGCCCTGCGTTGAACCTGCGGCGCGACTGCGC